AGCAGATAGTTCTTTAAAATTTTCAACTAATGCATTAATTGAAAAAGGTATTAAACTTCCTTTTACAAATGGTTTAGAAATTCATTCTCCCTCAAGATATACAAAAAGAATTGGCGGATATGTGGTAGATGGATTAAATGCAGGATTAAATGATAAAAATAAATCTAGTTCTGTATCTCGTGCAGTTGCAAGTTTAGCTAATGGAATTGTTTCTAAATTTAAATCAATTTTGAAAATTAATTCACCTTCAAAAATAACAACTGAATTTGGTTGTTTTTTAGATGAAGGATTAGTTGTTGGAATTAATAGTGAAAAGAATAAAGTTCTTGATTCTGTAGATAAATTTTCTAGTGATGTAGTAACAAGAATGAATGATGGGTTAAACGATAAATTAAATGCTAACATAGGTTTAAATTCTACAATTAATCAAGAAATATCTTCACGTCTTAGTTCTTCTACTATAAGTAATTTATTAACTAGTAAGGAACACAGTGATTCCATTTTGATTGATAGAGTAAACAAATTGATAGATGTAACAGAACAACTATTAGCAAAAGATACAGATATGTATATCTCAGGTCAAAAAGTATCGCAACAAATTGCTAGACCAAATAATGTGCAAGCAGGAGAGTTGTTTGAATTAACAAGTAAAGGAGTGGCTATATGATAAACTGTAATAGATATGAAAGTATTTCTGCTAATGGGAAAGATTCTTTACATGATTTTGAGTTATATGTTTTTTCTAGAAATATTTCTCCAGCTCCTAAAGTTGAGAATTATGTAACTGTTCCTGGAATGCATGGTTCTTATGATTTTTCTTCTATATTTGGCGAAGTAATATATAATGATAGATCTATATCTTATACGTTTGATATTATTGCTGATGATATTTCTTCTTTAGATAAATACAGAAGAGAAGTTATGGACTGGTTATGTAACATAAATAATACTAGAATAATTGATACTGCTGATCCTGATCATTATTGGTTAGGAAGTTATAAACCAGGAACGTATTCTGAATCGGGATTACAAGGACAAATAAATGTTTCTTTTATAGTGTATCCGTACGCAATTGCTATAAATCCAACAGTTACAAAAATAAAAGGCATTGGTTCTAAAACACTTAGTTGTAATATTTTTAACACAAGTAGTCATAAAGTATCCCCAACAATTGAAACAACTTCTGCAATTAAGATTAAACATAAGAATGCAATATTAAATATTTCTCCTGGGAAATATGTTGCAGATGATTTTCTTCTTGAAAAAGGAGATAATTTGTTGCAAATAGTGCATGATACACAAGATATTTTTGAAGTTGTTATTTCTTATTATGAGGAAGTGATGTAAGAATGTATCTAGTTCAAATAAAAAATGATATTACTACAACTATACATAATGATATTATAAGTAGAAATAATTTTAGAAGAATTGAAAATTAATAGGGAGGGTATTTATGAGAAATAAAAGAGGTAGTAAAATGGAAGAAATATTTTTAAAAAGGTTAGGAGAATTAGATATTGAAAAAGAAGAAAGAAGTTTTATATTAAAAAATATAGAATTATGTACTAAAATTTATTTTAGAGGTATTAGGGATACTGTATTGTGATTTAAAAAATAAAAGGTGTCAAAAAAGGGTGTCAAAATAAAAAATAAGTCATGAAAGTACATTGAAATAGCATGTTATACAGATTTTATGCAGGGGACTGAAAATCCCCGTGTCAGTGGTTCGATTCCACTTCGAGCCACCACTGTAAAAGCGCCGTATCAAAGGATACGGTGCTTTTGTTATTTTAAAGAATACTAATACAAGTATCCATATTTATTGCTGTAAAATTCTAAGCAATTTTGCATATATTCAGTTGTAACTTCGAAATAATCTGCTAGACTATAAATATTACTAATTCCGATTTTTAATAGCTAATTTTAGCTTTTGATAAGGAACAAGAGCATAATAAGACCATTTTTTTGCTCGATATTCTTGTTTGCTTATTAGCTGAAAATCAGAATACAATTTATAAGTTGCACCGAGCATAATAGTGACCAAGTTCCTCTGCAAGTGTGCATTTTTCTTCTATGTATGTTCCGAGAGCATCATAATTAAGAGCAATAGCATTTATTTTATCATAGTTTAGATAAATTCCATTGCAGTCCTGGATTTGCCAATCATATATTTTAATATTTTCTTTTTCAGATATTTCGTATAATTTTTCCAAATTCATATATTACCTCAATTTAACAGTTGTTTGCTAAAATAATAGCCTTAAATCGGCTATTAGAATGAAGGTTATTTATTCTTTTTGTTTTTCAAATTATCTTTTAAGACGAATTTTGCAAATTCTTCAATTTGTTTTTTTTGACTGTCTGTTATTTCTGTGTAGTCCTTGGCAGATAGTCCGATATTTATTTTATCAGTATCGATTACTAGATTTTCTGTGTTACGAATATCAGATTTTCCTAAAATATAGTCTGTTGTAACTTCAAAGAATTCAGCAAGCTTTATGATATATTCAGTAGGTATATCTCTTTTTCCATTTTCATAATATCCTATAGCATTAGGAGTAACACCTAGAAGTTTTCCAATATCACTTTGCAATAAGTTTTTTTCTTCTCTTAATAATTTTAACCTATTCATAATTAATCTCACTTTATACGATAATATAATTTGTAAAGATTATATAACAAAGAGTTATATTTTGCAATATTTTTTTAACAAAATGTTTCTTAGAGCTGTAATAATTTGAAAATAAAATGCAGGAATGTTAAAAAAATAATTTGAAAAAATGATTGACAAGTAACAAAATGTTATATAAAATACTCGTAGAACAGCAAACAAAATGTTACTCGAAAGGGGGAGGAAAATGACATTAAAACAATGGAGAAAAAAGAAAAAAATGACTCGTAAGGAATTAGCAAAAATAACAGGTACAACGGAAACGTATATATTTTTGATTGAGAATGGGAAGAGAAATCCGAGTGATACTATGAAATTAAAGTTAGCTAAAGCATTTGATACAAAAATTATTAATATTTTTTTTGCCATTCAAGAAACAAAATGTTACATAAAAGAAAAAGGAGGAATAAAAAATGCTTACATGCACAAGAGTGAATGAACAATTAAAACAAGAGTTGAATGATATGAGACATGATTACGATGATTTAAAAGATAATTTCGATAGTATTAGTGAGATAAGTATTATATTTGCTGGCATATTGAACGAAATAGAAAGAGAAACTTGGATAAATCAATGTGGAAGTGTAACAAATTTACAAAATAAACTGAGAAAGATATTAAATGATGGGAAATCAAAATTGAAGTTTTATCGTAAATTAAAATAAAACTTTTATAAGAATATATTTTAAAAAATCAAATAAATGGAGGAAAAAGAATGTCAGATAAAAAAGGTATTTCAGCACAATGTAATAAGGTGAAAATCCAAGAGGCTAAAACTGAGTTAAGTGGCTATATATATAATAAAAGATTAATTGATGAAAGATTAGAAGATATTAAAGAAAGAAGGGCATTACTAGAAAAAGTAACTTTAGAATTATCAAATTTACCACATGGAGGAAAGAAGATTTATGATGTACAAGCAGAGTCACTGGCTGAAGTGATAGATTTGACCAATGATTTAGAATTATATATAAAAGAATTAAAACAGAATGCGATAATAATTGAACAAAAAATAGATAAATTGGAGCAGCCATTTAAAAATATACTTTATTTCAGATATATTAAAGGATATAACTTAACAGAAATATCAGATGAAATAGACAAAGAATATGATTATACTAGGAAACTACATAATATTGCAATATGTAAATATGCTGGAATAGTAGTGAAGTAAAAAAATTAAAAATAATGCACAAAAGTGACGGAAAGTGCACATTTAAATGTGATATATATAATAATAGATAAAAATAAATAAGTTATTAAATTTTTATAATTATAAATTTAAGACGTAGACGTGCGTTTGACTTTTATGTCCTAGATATGACTATAAACTGTCTGTTTTATTTGGTTAGATTTCCGTAAAAAATTTGGTTATAACAATGTTAAAAGTTAAAGGGAGGGAAGGTATGAAAGATATCAAAGAATTAAAAAGGTGTGTGGAGAAAGATTCTGCCGAAAGTGAATTAAATGTTGAAAAATCAGAAATGAAAAAGCAAGAAAAAACTTATTCAAGAGATGAAGTAAACAAAATAGTGAATGCTGAAAAGAATAAAGCTTTAGAGAAATATAAAGAAAAGTATGGACTAAATCAGAATAAAAATGGGTATGAACATGCAAAAAGGAAAAATTCTAAAAATGGGAGTAATATAATGATTAAATTTAAATGTGAAGTAAAAGGATTAGAAAAATTTGAAAAAGATTTAAATATGGAAATAAAGGCATTAAGTGAGAAAGTAGAGAAAGTGTTAATGCATGTGCCTGTGGATGAAAAATAGAGAAAATATGTATATTTTGAGGGAGGTATATCAGCAGTGGATCAAATAGCGAAAGAATTTACAACTAAAGCTATGACAGATTTATTATATAATGATTTATCAGATATAATAGATGATAATGAAAATGAAACAGAAGTGGTACTAACAACACCGACAATTGAAAGTGTATTTCCATGTCGATTGGTTAATAATCCACTTGATAGTATTTTAAAATCAGAAAATGCCATACCACTTATGAAAGATTTTAAAATTACTATTGAGCATTGGGCTGCAAAACAGAGTATTTGTGTAGAGATGTGTAGTAATACAGATAAAGTATTGCAAAAAAGAAATATGTTGAGAACTAATACTCAACCAATAGTTTTTGATGAAATAGTTCAAAAATATAAGTTAATAACAAGTTATGAAGTTCGTTGGAATGCCATAACAAATACATTTGAATATATAAAATAAGGAGGAATTTAATATGTCAACAACAATAGTAGATAAAGATACAAATTTAGAACAATTACCGGATACAAGTAAGTGGGCAAAAGTATTTTGTTCAGAAACAAAAACGGGAGAAAAAATACAGGTGGGATATATAGAGGAGATACCACCATTGGAGGAAGCGCCAGAACAAATAACAGGTCAGTGTTTAGATTTAGGATATGAATTTTCACAACCAGGAATTATAAAGGCTGGAACTGTAGAATTACCAATTTTTCATACTCATACTCAGTATAAGAAGTTTAGAGAAATGATGAATAAGGATTTATATTGGTTTTTCCAAAATCCTGTACATACTGCTCCAGCAGGAACTGAACCTTTAGTAAGATATTTCAAAGGCCAAATGTATATAACAATGGATACAATTACTGTGGGTGAGTTCCTAAAAGATAAAATGACATTATATAAATCAACAGCTATGGAAGAAAATGAAGGATTTCCAGTGTCTACGCCAACAGTTTAGTTAAGTTGAAGCTATAACTAGGAGAGTTGAAAAGATTAGTAAAAGATATTGAGAATGTCTTTTGGACATTCTCTTTTTTATAAAGGAGAGTAAATAAAATGAATTTAGAAACAAAATTTAAAAAAATTATATTAGTATTTACAACTAGAAAATTAGTGCTTATATCAAATATGTATAAAGGAAAAAGCTTTGAAGATTTATATTTTGAAGCATTGAATGAGGGAGATTTAGAAGCTCTTTCAAAAATTGTATATGTATTTGCAGAGAATGAAAATGGAGAAAAGGCATTTAAAACAAATGATGAAATATATGATTTTATAGATGATTATAGAGCAGAGAATGGAAAAACATATGAAGATATTTTTAGAGAACTAGCAGAGGCAATTAATGATGAGGGTTTTTTCAAAAAGAAAATGAACAAAGAGGAATTGGATCAAAAAATATCAAATCCATTATCAAGCATAAATATAGACGAAGTAATCAAACAATCAGCGGAAAAAGCTATCAGCAAAGTAGCAGAACAACAAATAATGGCACAAGCTTAGATATATTAATAAATAGATTACAAGAGGCTAAGACAATAACAGATTTAATATATGCATTAGAGCCTATTGCATATTATTGCGGGATTATTCCAAAAGATTTTTGGAATAGTCGTTATAAAGAAATATACTTGTATTGTGAAATGCAATTTTTAAGAAATGTAGAAGATTACAAACAAAGTATAATATTGCAAGAGGCTGTGACAGATAAATTAATACAAGCCGATAGTATGAATAAAAGACCTAAGATAGTTCCTTTAAAAAATATGTTCAAGAGATTGTTTGAGAAATAAGCTAAAAATATGTAATATATTATAGGAATTGTACTTAGAATTAAAATTTATAAATGAACACGTACAGAAATGTATGTGTTTTATTTTTGCTCAAGAAGGGGGGGAGTAAAATAACAGTAGAAGAATTAGATATTATAGTACAGGCGCATGTAGAAAATGCAGTGAAAGAACTTAAAAAATTGTTACCAGAAGTACGAAAACAATCAGAGGGAATACAAAGAGAGTTTAATAAGATTAATATTAAAGATATAAAAGTTAATGTTAATATAACTAAAGTAACAAATGAAATTAGGAATATTAAGAGGCAAATTCAAGATGTATTTGCTCCAGATACATCAAAGTTTGCCGTAAATACTAAAAGAGAGATTACAGGTATTTCAAAAAAATTTAACAAATTATCAGGGAAGAAAATAGATTTAGAAAATGCAGTGCAAAAAAGCCAAAAAAAGGATGTAAAAGTAGAAGAAAAAGCATCACAAGCTGATAGTGTGTCAAAAAATACTAGTGCTTTTTCGAAGATGATACCAAAATTAAAAGGGATATCTGGAATGACAGTGGGAATAAAAAATCAAATAAAGAAATGGGGAACAGGACTTAAGAATGGTTTAGGACATATATTAAAATATGCATGTACACTTATTCCTTTAAAAGATATTTATTCTGTTTTAACGAGTTCTGCAAGCAGCTGGTTATCAAGTCAGAATGCAGAAGCAAAACAATTAAGTGCTAATATAGAATATATGAAGATAGCAATGGGCTCAGTATTTGCACCAGTTATACAATATGTAACTAGTTTAATATATCAACTCATGAGAGCAATACAAAGTGTTGTGTATGCATTTAGTGGAATAAATATATTTGCAAAGGCAACAGCAAGTTCAATGAAAGGTACTGCGGGAAGTGCAAAGCAAGCAAGTAAGAGTTTATCAAGTGTACATAGTGAGATAAGTAATGTTTCAGAAAATAATTCTGAAGGCGATGGAGGTACTAATCCTAATATTGATTTATCTCAAATGGATACACAAATGGGTCCACTTGCTCAGAAGTTATATGACTTTTTTAAGCCACTAAAAGATAGTTGGGATAACTATGGTAATATGATTATAGAACAATTACAAATAACGGCAGGACAAGTAAGTGGTTTGATTTCATCAGTTTGGGGAAGTTTTGAAAATATTATTACTAATGGAACTATCTATACTTCATTAGAATTAATATTAGCTATTATAGGAAATATATCGGAGGCTTTTGCAAATGCATGGAACTATAATGGAAATGGTGACAAGATAGTACAGAATTTGGCGAATGCTTTTAATAATTTATTAGGAGCAATTAATAATGTAGTTCAAAGTCCAGAATTTCAAAGTTTTTTAAATTGGTGTTCTGATAAATTTAAAGACATATCAGAAAAACTGTCTTCGATAAATTGGGAGCCTTTAATTAATGCATTGTCTGATATAGGCACGAATTTAGGAACAATTGCTTTAGAAATATTAGGTGCACTAGTAGATGTTTTCAAATGGTTAGTAGAAAATCCAATCATTGCTGAAATGTTAATAGCAATTGCAACTGCGATAACAATAGTTTCTACAGCTTTAGAAATATGGGGAATTGCTCAACAGATTGTAAACAGTGGTTTATTAACTTGTCCATTAACATGGATAATAGCTGGAATTACAGCATTAATAGCGGCAATCATCTTAATTATTATGAATTGGGAAACAGTATCAAAAGCATTATCTGAAGCCTGGGACTGGATTAAACAAAAAGCGAAAGATATATTTAATGAGATGGCAGACTTTTTATCTGGAGTATGGAAAGGAATATGTGATACAGCTACAAATATATGGAATAGTATATGTGATTTTATTTCAGGTTTGTGGAATGGAATAAAAGATACTGCAACAAATATATTTAATGGAATAAAAAATACTATTTCAAATGTATTAAATATAATAAGTAGTGTATGGAGTAATATTTGGAATGGAATAAAAAACACAACTAGTAATGTGTTTAACGGTATTTGGAACGCAATAAAGGCAGTAATAAATTCAATTCTTGGCGGAATAGAAGGAATGGCAAATGGAGTGGTTAGAGGAATAAATACAGTAATAGGAGCTTTGAATAAGTTGAAATTTAAAATGCCAGACTGGCTGGGTGGACAAGAATTTGGATTTAATATAGGTACATTATCAACAGTATCCTTACCACGACTTGCAAAAGGTGGTGTTTTATATGATGATACTATAGTAAGAGTAGGTGAATACTCTGGGGCTAGTTCAAACCCTGAAATTGTTTCTCCACAAAATATTATGTATGACACTATGAGAAGAGCGTTAGAGGATACAGAATTTCATAGTAATAATGGACAAGATATTTACTTAACACTAAAAGTTGGAGATGAAGAAATGGCTCAGGTAGTTATAGATAAATTAGGAAACATAGTAAGAAATTCAGGAAGAGGATTAGAAATAGTAATGGAAGGAGGAAGATAATATGTTATGGAAATTAAAACAAGCTGATGGTACTAAAAAGTTAATGAAAACACCAAGTACATACGACGATGATATAGAAGATACTGACAAAGATAGTTATACATCTACTGACGATGCCTCTTTGATAGATAATCCAATTGCTGTGGGTATGCTTAAATGCAATATGAGTTGGGACCTGTTGACAGAGGAAGAAGCAGAAGAATTATTACAGGCTACTTATAAAAATCCAATGATAATAGATATAAAAACTCCTTCTGTTCCTCGGAGGAATGTTAATTGATGCAGAGTTTAGATGTAGTAAAAGAAAATCAAAAATGCATAAAACTGGATTAGATGAAGATACTTCCAAAAGTTATTGGCAAGTATCTTTTAATTTAATGCAGAAAAGATTGACAGAGCAACAAAAACAAGCAGTACAGGAGGCAAATGATGTATAAAGATGTAAGTTATAGATACGAACAAAACATATCTAAGAATGTTCAAAAAGTATTGAATATATACTTTGATGATGTATTGATAGACCCGACTTTTGTTATAGAGTTCAAAAAAGGTGGAACTTTATTTGAAAAAAGCTTTGAATTAGGTGGTATGCCATCGCAATATATAGAAATGAAGATACACAAAAGAGCGGATTTGCCAATTCCAAAGCAAATTCGAGTTGAGTTTGGTGTATTAGTAAATAATGCATTAACACTTTATGAAGTAAACGAAATGTTACTAGGGGAATTAGATGTAACACCACTTAGAAGTTTTACAGGGCATGATGATAGTTTTGAAATGATACCAATTGGAATATATAATGTAGACGACTACAGTAACAAGGATAATAATATTATAACGATAAGAGCTTATGACAATATTATCAAACTTGAAGATGAAAATGGATATTATGACGCAAAAGAGCTGATAAGTGAGAATGGTTACGCAACACTTGCTGAAATAGCAGAAGATATATGTCAAAAGAAAGGCTTGGAATTAGGTTCTAAGTCTTTCTTAAATTCTGATACAAAAATAAATGTATATGATAATTCGATAACAGCAAGGCAGTATATGGGCTATATAGCTGAATGTGCAGGATGTTTTGTATGTGCAGGAAGAGATGGAAAAATATATTTTAGAAGCATTGGAGAAGATACTATTGAAATATCCCAAAATATGTTTAAGACATATAAATATGGTGAAGAGTATAATTTATCTAGGATAGCATATGAAAACGGTAAAGAAAGCTTTAAATTTGGAAATGAAACAGGTAATACATTGTGGCTTGATCCCGATAACTTATTTCTAGTTGAAGAAGCTCAAGTTCAAAACATATACAATAAAATGAAAGATTTTGAATTATGTGGTTTTGAAGGAACAGTAATTATAGACCCAAGAGTTGATATTGGAGATATAATAAAAATAGATGGTAAAAGAATAGTATATCAAGGGGAGATGACATTTGGTGGAGTACCACGTGCTAATATAAAAAGTAGAATTAGTATTAAGGCAAAGTCAGAAACAACGATAAGAAGACCATCACAGAAAACTATCAATAGAAGGGTGCAAAGCAGAATTGACGAGGCAGAAGGAAAAATAAGTCAAGTAGTAAGTGAAGTTTATGACGATGAAGGAACTAGTAAAATTTCAGAAATTGAGCAAACACTAAACACTATAAGTTCTAAAGTACAAAATATAGAAGAATTTTCAAGAGAAGTAACGTCAATGAATGAGTTACACTTATCAGATACGGCAAAGGCAAAAAATCTAGTATTAACGCTTAAAATATATGGTGATACAGAGAAATTCAAAGTATTGACACCATCAGAGACACTAACACCAAGTGAAACTTTGGTATCATTGCGGAGACGCATTCGATTTAGTCATAGATACACAATCAAGAGCAAATCCATCAGCAAATGCAATAACTCATACAATACAAATGCCAGAGCCACTACGAAATAAGGAAAATGTCAGAGATGAGCTGAATATCGTAAATGGTAAAGTAACTATTATAAGAAGAATAAAGGCTATTTATGCTAAAACGACGAACAATTTTGAAAGAAGAAGAGTTAATAGCAATGGAACTCTGAGTACACTGCAAGATGATTATTTAATTACTGATTATATAGATGTAGAAGATTTAAAACAATATGATGTTAGTTTTAATTATAATGAAAATTATCGATTTAGATTTTCTCAAGTAGTTTATTATGACAAAAATAAAAATTATTTAGGTCAAGAAAATATAACAGGTACAAAAGCAACTTTTACAGCGGTTCAAGGTGCCAAATACGTAAGATTGGGATTGAAATTTTTAGAAGAATATGCAGTAGAAGAAGGACCAGCTAACCTTCAGCTAATAGAACATGGAAGAACAAATGGAGAGTTATGTATATTAGATAAAGAAGTAGTTGAAGAATATGTAGATGTAAACATAGAAACATTCGATAATGATACTTATATCTATATAAGGGAATATTCAAATGTAGAATATTTCTGTAGATATGTTATAAAGAATGACTACTTAGATACATTTGCGACACAGCAAGAATTACAAAATGCTACAGTTGAGTTGAACTCATTAATTGAGCAGAAACAAGCAGAGATTACATTGTTAGTATCGAGAAAAGTAGGAAAAGATGAGGTTATTGCTAGTATTAACTTAACACACGAAAAAGCTAAGATATTTGCTAAGTTTTTGGAACTAGAAGGATACACAACAATTAATGGCGGTTTTAAAATTGATGAAAATGGTAACATGGAAGCGGTGAATGGAAAGTTTACAGGTGGAGGAATATATCTAACTGAAAAAGAAAATCAACAACTTCCTTGCTTTACTGTAGAAAGGGGTTACCAAAGAACCTACATAAGACCTGATGCAATAGCAGTAGTAAGTAACTATAATTCTGATAGTGCTTGTCAAGTTAGTATGTTTGCAGATGATTCGGGAAGTCAAATTAATATTTTCGACAATCAAGGGAGAGGTTGTCTTGTAAGACCAGATTTAATAAATGTTCAGGGAGACATATATGCGTATGAAGTACATGCTCCAACATATAGTTATGACTCAAAAGTAGAACTAAAAGAAAATATAAAATTATTCAATAAAAGTGCATTAAATTTAATAAGGAGTAGTAATATATATCAATACAAATATAAAGATATAAAAAATAGCCAGACAATTGGTTTGGTTATAGGGGAAGGATATAAAACACCAAAAGAAGTAATTTCAAACGGAGAAGGTATAAATTCTTATTCTATGAATGGGTTATCTTGGAAAGCAATACAAGAATTAGACCAAAAAATAGAAAAGTTATTAAATATATTGAAAAAAGTTCCTATTCTTGGTAAAATAGTTACCAAGAGGTGGAAGAAATGAAAAAAATAATAAGTAGAATAATATTAGGAATAGTAGCAACTGGAACTGTAGCAACAGCTAGCGTAATTACTACTACTAAAATTATAGAAAATAAAAAAGAGGAAAATACTATGACAAAGCAAGTTCAAAGTGCAAATATAGAAAATCAAGTAGAAAATACAGTAGGACCTGAAAACATAATAGAAAATGTAGTTGAAAACAGCACAGAAAATACTGTAGAAAATATTGTTCAGCCAGAAGTTAAATCAACAACCCCTGCAGTACAAAGCACACCTAAACCAACTAGTACACAAAATACTGATACTAAGGGAAGAGAGGAAGCGGACAGAGCTTTGCAAGAAGCAAAGGAGAGGGCAGAAAGAGAAAGAGAGAGACTAAAGGCTGGAATAGAAGAATACGAAAGACAGCAAAAAGAAAAAGAAGCACAACAAAAGCAACAACAAAGTCAGACACAATCAACCCCTAATACAGAAGTAGAATAAAATAATAAAAAATATACAAGAGTCTATCAATAACGATAGGCTCTTTTTATATGGAAAGGAGAAAGTATGGAAAAAATAAACTTTAATAATAATGAGGCACCATATCTGAGTGCGGCAACTTTAAATCAGTTGCAAACTAATATGGAAAATGTGGTCGAAACGATAAAATCAAAAGTCTTATTTGAAAATGCAACAGGAATTTTAGGAAATGTAACACTTTCAGAAAGTGTAGCTAATTACGAATACTTAGAGATACATTATGTTTCAGATAATTTTTCTAATAGTATGACTATTAGAAATCCGAACAACAAACAAGTATGTTTATTTAATAACTATTGTGACAATAACAAACAATGTATGTATATGTCTGTGTATAACATTGTTAATAACAAATTAAATTATTCGATTTCACGTAATAATTTTATAAGCGAAAATAACGAAGTTGGAACTTATGGAAACAATCAATATCTGACAGTTACAGCAGTAATTGGAAAAAATACAGACAAGGAGGTATAGTATGGAAGAGCAAACAAATGAACAATCAGAAGAACTAGAAGAATTAGATTTATTCGTTTGGAGTGAAGAAGATTTAGCGAAACCACTAGAGCAATCTCCAAAATTCGATTACATGAAGTCAATAGGAGATAACTTTAAAAAAATCAAAGAGAAAGATACAAAGTTTAATACAGCAATAGACAACAAAGCAGACAAAGCAACACTAGATGACTTGATTAAGAAAGTACAAAGTATGCAAGTAACAACATACAGAATAAACGTAACAACAGACATAGAAGAAAATACAGAATACGAATTGCCATGTTCATACATAGTCGGCTCAGGAGACATAGAGATATATTGCAACAATGAGATTATGATAAGAGCAATTGAGGAAAGCTGGGGCAACTTTGCTGAAGTTGGAGCAGGTGGAAATATATCAAACAAAGTCGTGTTTGGACAAACTATTGAGGCAGGAAGTGTGTTAATTGTGAAAAAGACGGGGGTGATAGCAAATGAATAGAATAACAACAGATACGTTACTAAGAAATGAGCTATTTAGAAAAAGTGAGTTTAGCGGAAATAGCGTTGTGATACCGTACACGAGTGAGGGGGCTGCAGCTAAAATGAAAAGACTTGAAGTGATTGAGACGAGACAAGAAAAGAGGGAAGGATATAACTTATTTAATATAGATACAGTTACTAATCATTTTTTGAATAGCAAAACAGGTGCAGTGTCAGCGAACAACTCTTGGAGATTATCAGATTTCATAGAAGTAAAGGCAATGGCAGATTATTTGTTTTCTTGGACAAGCAGTTCATCATATTTTCAAGTAACTATTGCAATGTATGACGAAAACAAAATTTTTCTAAATGGATTAGAATATGGAATTAGAAATATATACAAAAAGGTTTTTCAAACAATAGAAAACTGCAAATATGTAAAAATTGCTTATGCAGTAAGGGTTAATTCGACAGATGTAACAAGAGAAAACATAATGCTTGCAGAAGGCACAGAAGAAAAGCCTTACGAGCCGTTTGGCGTTATGCCATCACTGGATTATCCAAGTGAGATAGAACGCATTGGAGATAATATACAATTATTTGATAAGGATACTATCAGTGCAAATAAATACATAAATCTTGGAAATGGTGTGTTAGGAAATAGCACAACGTCTAATACAAGTGATTATATAAAAGTTTCTGTAGATGAAGAGTATGTATTGAGTTATGAGTATGAAACATTGCTTGCAATAGGAAAAAGAGTTTGTTGTTACTTTGATGAAAATAAAAATTATATAAAAGGAATAGAGTATACTTCAACTAATAAAGAAACAGTATTTGTTGCTCAACAAAATGGATATATAAGATTTTCTTATGATATAAATGCTTATAATGTAAAACTAGAAAAAGGCACAAAATCAACATCATATAGCGAATTCGGACAAGGTAGTGTTGAGATAAGAAAATCAAAAGCAAATGTATATGATATATCAAAATTTACACAAGGTTTTTGGAACTCAGCTGCAAATACGGGAGTTACTGGATGGTTGTGCAAAGTAGTAAAAGGACAAAAGGTCATTGTAAACAAGAAAAATAATAAATTGGACTATGTAATTGGACTAACAACTCTGGATTATAGAGATTCAACAAATGTGAGAATATCAGAAAGTGGATGGCAAAGTGGAGAAAAGTTTGAAATGACTGCAATAGACGATGGATATATTTTTCTACAAGTTAAAAAGAATAACAATTCAAACATTACTTCAGCAGAGTTATTAGCAGATGGTTTTGAAATATATTGTGTGAATAAAACTCATATATTGCAAATACAGCGAAAAATGCTAAAAGGAGATTACTTTGATATAGCAAATAAAAAAGAAGTGCATAAGTGGGACAAGGTAATTTTAACAGGTGATGAGAACATAAGTATGTCTAATTCACAAAACGTTAACTATTTCGGAATTAACAGTATTACTCTTGAAGATTTTGAGTATATTGACGACAATACAACAAATTATATGTGTACACATTTTAACGCAATTAAAGTTTCTGAGAGATACAAATATAATACAATGTTTATAAATTCAGCAAAACGTATAGTGTTATGTTGCAATGAATTTTCTAATGTTGATGATTTTAAAGTAAAATTAGCTGAATTATACAATGCAGGAAAGGCTGTAGAAGTATACTACAAATTAGCAGAAGTAGAAGTACTTGACTGTACAGAAGAACAAATAGCAGTACTGAAAGAACTTGAAAACATGACTACGTATAATGATAAAACAATAATCACAATAGATAATAATATGACAGAAATGACAGTAGAAGCAGAACAAAGCAGAATATCAATGATTGAAGAAAAATTGAAGAAGGAGGAAACGGCATGATGAAAATAAACGCTGAAACTCTTGTGGCTGTACACACACACACACACACACACACACACACACGGGTACGTTTTAATAAATAAAAAGGTGGGTGGTTTTAATGAGTAAAGAGTTAAGACCGCTCACATCAACGTTATGTAAGCAAAGACATCAAGAGTATGTAGATTATATTGAGAGAAACGTATTAACAAAGCAAAGTGAAGTAGATACATCAGTTATAGCACGTGACACAGACGAGTTTTACGGGAAACTGAACATTTTAGGTGGGCAGAGGCAAGAGAAAAGAGAAGGGTATAATAAATTTAATATAGATGCAATAACAGAAAACAAATATATAAATGTTGGAAATGGTGTACTAGGAAATAGTGAAACTTCTAATACGAGTGATTACATACAAGTAGTTACTAATAAAACATATAAACTAAGTTATGAATATGACACATTAATTGCGGAAGGAAAACGAGGATACTGCTTTTTTGATGAAAATAAACAATATATTAGTGGTTCAGAATATACATCAAGCAATAAAAGCACAACTTTTGTAGCTCAGCAAAATGGATATATTAGATTTGCGTATGATAAAAATTGCACAAACATAATGCTTACAGAAGGCTCAGAAGACAAAGAATACGAACAATATGGTATTATGCCATCGCTAGATTATCCAAGTGAGATACAAAGTGTTGGAGATGTCAAATATAATTTAGAACTAGGTACAATTTTAGCGGTTAACGGAGGAAACGCAGATAATAACACAAGAGTTAGAATAAAGGAATACATTAAAGTAGTTTCAGGTGCAGAGTGTATAATCGATGCAGAAGGTATAGATGAAGTAGTAGTATTTGAGTATGATAAAAGCAAAGCAAAAATTTCAAATACGAGTTGGGAGAGTGTGCCTCATAGCTTTACTATTGGCGAAAATACTAGATATATTAGATATGCATTTAGAAAAAAAGACAATAGCGTATTAACTGTAGACTCTGTCAAAGATAAAAGCAAATATTTTAGCTGTGTAGAGATAAACTCATCTAACAAGAACTTATTTGAAGAGACTTATAACAATAAAGCTGCAAAAAATCAGTATAATAGTATCATTCGTGGAGATTTTACTTTAAAAGAAAACGAAACATACACAGTAAGTTTTGATACGAACAATAACGGCGGACAAGTATACATAAATGAGGTGCTATTCAACACAGCACAAAGAAGAAGTTGTAACGGAAAAAGACAATCTCTTACTACTACAGCTAAAAGTCGGTGGAATTTTTATAGATAGAGTAATAATAAAAACAGGTCTTAATGTTGAAACAGCTTACGATATTTCAAATGTACAGATAGAATTAGCTGAAACAAATTCAGATTTTGTTGAACATCGTGGACAAACTCTAATTATGCCGATACAGCAAAAGATGTTCGAAGGAGATACATTCGAGAAAATAGATGGGGTTTGGTATGAGAAGCATAATTGGCTTGAATTAGTATTAGATGAAGAAAAAATAAACAAATTAACTGAACAAAATACAGATACAACAGGAATGTATAGATATTTATATAAATTAACTGAAAATGTTTCAATAACAGATAAAACACATGCACAAGGATATTGTACGCATTACTCTATGACAGCAAGTTCGGGCACTTACAAAAAAGAAAAAGGATTTGCTGTTTCACGCTCAACTTCTGACAAAAAAATGTATTTGTGCATTTATGATGAAGGAGAAACACTAGAAGAGTTTAAAACAAAGATTGCCAACAAAGAAATTAAATTCTATTTGCAGTTAGAAGAACCACTTTTGTTGAAATGCACAGCAGAACAGTCAGCAATACTCGATAAAATAGACACATACAAAGATGGTACAATCATAACAACAGACAATGACTTATGCAAAATAAGTCTACGATATAAAGAAGATTACGATAAAAGAATAACAGCATTAGAAAAACAAATAAATACAGCTACAGAAGTAGCAGAAAGTGAGTAGAAGATGGAAGAATTAATGAATTTACATTTTACAAGCAAGTGGTGGGTATTTGTACTACCGCTAGTACTAATGATTTTAGATGTTGTAACAGGATATTATAATGCATGGAAAACAGAGAGCGTTGACAGTTCAAGAATGAGAGATGGGTTAGGAAAGAAATGTGCTGAACTGTGCTACATAGCGGTTGGAGCATTATTCAATTTTGCATTTGGAATAAGTGCGATAATGTATTTTATGATTATTTATGTTTGTTATATGGAATTGGTTTCACTAGCAGAAAATTGTGACAAATTAGGAGTACCACTTCCAGATAGAATAAAAGACAAAATAAACAACAAAAACGAGTAATGTAAATTACACTAATCAAAAATAAAAACGCCTTAAAAACGATTGTAGAAGGTCGATTTTGAGGCGTTTTTACTATATTTAAAAGAAAGAAGGAATTGAAAATGATTAAATCAGAATTAACAAACAAGATCGTGGAAGCAAACGCAAATAATTATACACAAGGTAGAAGGGGTTATAAAGTGTGT